CCGCGCGCGCCGTCGGAAGGCATACAGTTCCGCGCCGCCCAGCTGCCCGGCCAGGATACCGGCATCGGCAAATGGGCTATGGATCACGGTGGCTCAAAGCTCGCAAACGCCGAAGGCCTGCGCCATCAGGGTGGTAGTCCGGCTGCAGCCACCGCCACCGCCCGGCCGAACATGACGATCCCGGCAAAAATGCCTGCCGTCAACGACATGGCCGCCAGCCATGTACAGCCGACAGTGCATGTGGCTAACCAGCAGTCATTCCCGAAAGAGATCCGCGAGGAATTCGCCAAGATGAACAAAACCCTGGAGAAAATCGCCGGACACACCAAAGACGCGGCGGAAAAGAGCGGTGACGCCTCGCCGAAAGCCAATACCCCACAACCTGCGCCGCGCGGCTCCACGCCGCTCAGTATCAACGATCCCCTGATGGCCAGCGTTGCCAATGACTGAGGACAACCATGAAAGAAATTGACTATCTGATGACCCTCGGCACTAACGGCCTGAAGGAGTACAGCGGTGAGCTGGAATCAAAGGCCGCCATGTTGCGCGAGTGGCTGGATACGCCTGTTGGCAGTATTTACGGCCAGCCATCATGGGGCAGCATCCTGGCGCAGTTTAAGCACGATCCCACTAACCAGGCGCATGTGCAGGTTTCTATCGAGAGCCGCCTGCTGCAGAAGCTGGCTGACGACCTGCCGGATCTGAAAATCACCGGCATCGGGTACTCAGAGCGCGAAATAGACTGGGCGCAGCTCACGATCAAACTGCCGGAAGGCACTATCAACGAAGAGGTAGCGAAGTAATGGCAATCCTGAGCCTGTCTGAAATTAAGGACAAATTTAACACGCTGCTCGCGGCGAACAGTTACTGGTCCCAGTTTGCCGGTTCCCAGTTCGTCACGATGCTGATCACGTTTATCGCGCAGATGGTTTATCGCTGCCAGCAGTATGCTGACGCGGCGCTGATGGAGGGCTTTATCTCCACGGCCACGAAGCGCGCCAGCATTCTGGCTGCAGCTGAGGACCGCGCCTATGTCGGTTCACGCGTCACGCCGTCCACCGGCACGGCGATAATCACCAACACCACGGCCGCGGCCATTCAGGTGCCACAGTACACCTCGTTCATTTCGGACGACCAGTATCCCTATCTGACTGATAACGTCGTGACCGTGCCTGCTAACGGCACCGCGTCTATCGCTATCAGTCAAATGGAGATCGTGGAAGTCTCGACGACCGTAGACACCGCCACCGAATTTCTGGAGGTACTGCTTTCCCGCGACCTGACTGCGGTATGCCATAAAATTGATGTGCTGGTCACGACAAATGGCGTCACTACCACCTGGACGAAAAGCATCATGTTCCGTCTGGCCACCGACACCAGCCAGGTTTACGTTGAGTTTTTCAAACCGACTGAGCAGCTGGGTGTACGGTTTGGTGACGGCACCATCGGCATGATCCCGGCAGCCGGTTCGACCATCACCCTCCGCGTCTGGTGCAGCACCGGCGATGTCACGCTGCTGGCCGGTCAGACCCTGACGCCTTCCGATGACTCCGCGGCGCTGGCGGACTCCATCACCGTCAAATCCAGCACGTCTATCACCGGTGGCGCCGACAGCGAGACGACCGAAACCACGCGTAACCGCGCGCAATATTATCTGTCATACGACAACCAGGTTGTCTGGGCGGAGGATTACACCTTCTTCCTGAAGCAGAACATTCCGGCGACGACGTGGCTCACGGCATGGGGAGAAGGGGAGCAGGAGGTGATCGACGGCGCCATGAACATCGCCAACATCAACAAAATTTTCATCTGCGGCTGGTATCCGGATAAGACCCAGGCAGAGCTGGAAGCCCTGGTGCTGGCGGCGCTGGAGGATGTGCCGAACCCTCTGAACAAAAAGTACAGCTACGTCGAAGCTAAAGAGCTGCCTTTCACGGTCACGATCACCGGCGAAATCCCTGCCAGCCTGACCACTGACGTCGTTATTTCCGACCTGAAAACCAGCCTGAATACTCGCTTCGGAAAGGACTCTACTTATTTCGACCCCAACGGCACCGGTGACTTCCGCCTGGTGAAGGTTAAAGACGTCTGGGCTTACATTGAAGGGCTGGGCTATTTCGACGACTTTTCGCTTGTTTTTAACGATATGCAGGATTCAAACGGCTATTACGAATTTGTGTACCTGGATGCTGAAAACTCCACATTCAACCTGACTTATTCGGAGTAACGCATGGGTTTAATTTCAGGGTGGTTCAGGAACCGGCTCACCACGGCCAAGCAGGATTCGGTGATGCAGAGCGGCCTGGCAGATACCGTCGAATCACTGTTCATTGCAGTGGTTGAGCCTTACCTGACGCGCATCACGGATCGTAAATCCTTTTTCTCCATGGCCGACGCGGATCTGGATACGCGCATTGAGGAAATGGGGCAGTTTTTTACCATCCGCTCCAGCGACGCGTCCAGTAAGCCGATGCTCCTGCAGCAGCGCCTTGACGAAATCCACTTTAAGGGGACGTCCCGGCCTATTACGCAGACTTTTTACCGCGAATATAACGGCGTGCCGGTGACATGGCAGCCGCAGTATGCGCCGGTAAACGTGGCGAAATACGCCTACGGCACTCGCCTCGTCGCGGAGAACAATCTCGATGCCGTGGGCGATGCCTACGGCGAAATGTTTCTGACGTCGCGCGGCGTGATCAGTATCCCGTACTCGGAGCTGGTGGCCATCATCGAGGCGGGAAAAAATCCCAGCATCACCACGGTAGCGGAAGTAAGTGAAGAAGCCCTGTTGAAGTTCAAACAGGTCTCAGTACCGCTGCTGCCGCTCCATATCGTTTTTGATGGCCTGCAGATGCTGGTGGACTGGACCTTTCAGGAACCTGATGACGAGCTAATCCTGGTCGCCATCGATACCGATGCTGAGTACGCCACAATTCAGGAGATCATCGAAGAAATGGCCATGTCCGGGCTTGATGCGGGTGACATGGAGCTGGAAGCCGAAGACAGCGCAATTGAGGAATGGACGCTGGCGAAATACGACAACATGCGCCTGGACGACTGGATCATGGACGTTATGACCGGGCTGGACAATACCAGTCAGTAAAGAACATCCGGGCAGATGCTAGTTTCCATAAAATTAGACTAACCATAATGCGACATTACGAATGCCTCCATCTGGGGGGCATCCGTAATGTCATGTAACAAGGATCCCCCTGAGACATGACAACCGTTTCGACCGACCTCTCGAAGAGCAGGGTGCTGAGTTATTACTATCAGCGGCGCGCTGAGTCGCAGATCGGCAGCGGCGTGCGATTTCTGCTGCAATCTGTGGTTTTTGGCACGTCTGCGCTCGTATCCTCGAAAAGTGATGGCACCTATGCCATTGAGGACATCCCCGCCGATTTTGAAGTAGGCGATCTGCTCACGCAGGTGGCCACCGGCATCCTGACGCTCTCCTACAGCGACGGCTATATCACCATCCGCGCCGCCATCGATACCAGCCAGCTGGAGGACAACGTTTCTTACCCGATCAATACCTTCGTCATCCTCGATGCAGAAGGGAAAGCCGTGGCGGTTCAGTGCGTTCAGCAGGACTCGATCTACCAGGGCAAATCCTACGTTTCCACGATTAAGCTGAAAACAGGCGGTTCATGATGAGTGATTCGACGATCATCACCGCCAATGGCTTCCCCGATCCGGAGAGCCTGGCGCTGGTTTCTGACGTTCAGTTTCGGGAGCCGTTCAGTTCTGCGGCGATAAACCGCAAGCTGCGTGGCCTCGCTCTGCCTGGGATTTACAGCGGCTTTAACCCCACTCCGGGCAGCGGCCTCAATCTGCTGATCTCTTCAGGCGATGACAGCGGCACCTGTTCATTCAATATCGGTACGGCATACCAGCTCAGCGCGCACCAGCAGGCTGACGTTACCCTTTCCATGACGGCGGGGACGTCGGTGCTGGTGGCACTCCAGGTAACTTATGCGCTAGGCACTGAAACGGATCAGGTTAATTCGGCCTCAACGGTGAAAGCCGTTGAGTTTGTGCAGCTGGATACCGGCGCAGCGCTGGCCGAAAATCAGCTG